ATGACCCCCGATGAGGCCAGAACCGCCCTTCAGGAGCGCATTCCTCAGCGCATCCCCCCGCCGCCGCAGGTGCCGGGCGAGATGGTGCGGGAACTGCGGGAGGCTGGGCTCTGGGAGCGGTTTAGCGCTCTCCGGCGCTATGCCCGCGACACCCGGGCATGGCACGAGTGGCTGGCCGGCCCCGTGGCAGCCCAATGGCGGCGGCTAGGTAGCGGGTTTGCCCCGGCCCTCCGGGGGGCCCTCGAGGGTATGGCCTCCCGCCCTGACCTGGCCCGCCCACTCATCTGGCTGGAGCGGCAGCTGGAGCGGGCCACTCCTCCCCCACCGCCCCCGCCGCCGAAGACGCGGGAGGAGGAGCTGGTGGACCAGGTGGTGCGGGCTCCGACCCTGGAGGAGGCCGTCGATGCGTTCCTGGAGTGGGCGCGGGAGGTGAACGCCAATGAGTGACCGGTGGCATGACGGGCTGGGGCTAGCTGAGGACGCCATCCTTATCGACCTAGGCGCTTGCCCCTGGTGTGGGGAGTACGTGGTGGAGGTGGCCCGGAACGGCCGGGCGGCGGGGCGCAAGCCGCCGGATAGGTGTTGCTTGCGCGGGACCCTGGCCGGGGTGGCCCGCATCCGGGCTGGCATCGAGACCACCCGCAATCCGGAAGAACGCCGGGGGTTAGAGATGGCCCTTTCCGAAGCCATGCGGCATTTAGCTGGAGCGGTCGGGGCGGTGAGCCGGGAGCAGGTGGTGTCTGCGGCCCGGGAAGTGGAGGGGCGCTACGCCCTTCGGGCAGACTGGACCGCCATCCTGGCGAGTATCGGCAAGGGGAGGTAGCCGTAGCCATGCGGTGCGTGAAGTGCGGCAAGGTGGTCAACTACTGGCGGCGCTCTGGTCTCTGCAACGGATGCGGCCCCTTTTCGCCAGAACGCAGGCAGCGCATCCGCGAGAGTTTGGTCCGGTACTATGCCGAACACACCTACGCCAGCGTGGGCCACGGGGAGCCCATGAGTCCTGTTGAGCGGGAGCGCCTTCTGCGCAATGTGGCCCGGCTGAACCCGGGGCTCCTCCCGCGGCTAATGGAAGCGATGGAGCGCTGGGAGCAGTACCGCTACGGGAGGCGGGCATGAGGACGGAACGCTGGCCCTTGGAGCGCGTCCGTGCCCAGCCCCGGCGGGCGGTGCGGGACGTGGACGCCCTGGCCCGTTCTATCGCCGAAGTGGGGCTCCTCCAGCCCTTGGTGGTGGCCGAGGACGGCACGCTGCTGGCGGGCTACCACCGCTACCTGGCCCTGCGGGAGCTCGGATGGCAGGAGGCCCCCGTGGTGGTCCTGGACCTGGACGCCCTCCGGCGTGAGCTCGCCACGTTGGAAGAGAACCTGGTGCGCCACGAGCTCACCGAGCTGGAGCGGGCGGAACACCTCCGGCGGCAGAAGGAGATCTACGAGCTCCTCTACCCCTGGACCCGGGACGGGGTGCGGCAGAACCTCGCTCTCACCAAAGTTGAGTCTGGCGATGAAGACCCAGCGGTCATCGTGTCCGCTGGGTATAAGGGCAATGAGGAAGAAGACCTTAGCCCGATAGACTCAACCCCACCCTTTGCCCGGCATGTGGAGCGGGTGGCGGGGGTGGACGAGCGCACGGTTCGGCGGCTCGTGCGCATCGCGGAGCGGCTGACCCCAGAGACGAAGGGCATCGTGCGGGGGACGAAGGTGGAGGACAACCAGAAGGCCCTCCTCTACCTGGCGAAGCTCCCTCCCGAGGTCCAGCCCCGCGCCGCCCGGCTCATGGTGGAGGGCGTGCCGCCCCGGTTGGCGGCGGCCAGGGCGGAGCGGGAGATGAGGGAAAGCGCCCCCATCCCTGCGGGAGCAGACCCCCTCCTTCCCCCGGAGATCGTCTACATCCACGGTGATTTTCGGGAGGGCATGGCCAACCTGGTGGACGGCGCCGCTGCCCTGGTCCTCACCGACCCGCCCTATGCCGAGGACGCCGTGGGGCTCTACGGGGACGTGGCCCGCCACGCCGCCCGGGTGCTGGCGGAGGGCGGCTCCCTCCTGGCGTACGCCGGGCAGTCCCACTTGCGGGAGGTGATGGAGGAGCTGGGACGCCACCTCCGCTACTGGTGGACCCTGGCCTTGCTGCACCGCCACGGGGGGCAGACCATCTTTGGCAAGGACGTCTGGATCCGGTGGAAGCCCGTCCTGTGGTACGTGCGGAGCGGAAGGGGTACGGCAGAAATCGTCCCCGACCTGGTGGAGGGTTCCTCCCCGGAGAAGGGCGCCCACCCCTGGGCCCAGGGTGCCGAGGAGGTTCGCCCCCTCATCCGCGCCCTCACCCTGCCCGGCGACCTGGTGCTGGACCCCATGGCCGGGAGCGGGGCGTTCCTCTGGGCGGCGTACCTGGAGGGCCGCCGAGCGGTGGGGTGGGAAGTGGACCCCGAGCGCTACGAGCAGGGCCGGGCGTGGCTCATGGAGCAGTACGCCCGCTGGCAGGAGGGGCGGGAGGAGGAGGTTTATGCCGCGGTTGACTGACCTCAACGGCCACCACGAGGACCTCCTGGACCGGGTGGTGAGGTACGCGGAGCACCTGGGCTGGCGGGCTGTGCCCGTGGTCTACCACGGGGCGCCGGGTGGGGACGTCCTCAGGCTGGTGGACGACCCCACGGCCCTCTACATCCGCACCCTGCCGGACGTGGTCCTCACCAATGGGCGTGAGTCCATCCTTGTTGAGGTAAAGACCCACGTCAGCGCCCGCTACGCCGACGCCACCCCTGAGCTATTGCCCATCGTGGCCAGCACTGCCCTGTACCGGGTAGTGGGGGTGCGCACCCTCTACGTCTACGAAGACCCTCACGCCGGAATATCCGGGGCGTGGTGGGCGCACGCGGTCTTCCATGACGTCCCGGTGCGAGCCATTTACGTGGGCGCTCAGCGCACTCAGGCATTGGAGCATCTGGCCCGCATCCGCTACTGGCAGCGGATGGGGCTGGTCCCGAGCGAGGTGGAGGTGATAACCACGCGCACCAGGGGCTCCGGGGACCCCTACGTGGCCATCCCCGAATCCTACCTTCGCACCCTGCTCCCCTGGCACTACGCCCTCGAGGAGGTCCTGACCCGGCAGGAGGTGGCCCGTGATAGAGATAGCATGGTGCACAGTGTCCGGTAGGTGGTAGGCCGTGGTCCTCCAGGAGGGGCGCATGGCCGGGTACGGGTGGGGGCGGACCCGCGCTCTCGCAGTAGAGCGGGCCCTGCAAGAGGCTGTACGGAGGGGCTACCGGGTGCCCCTGCGGGCGTACCTGGCCTGGGCAGGAGCCGCCCTTTCAGACGCACTGGATCACGTCCTGGCAGCGATCCGGGGGCTGGAGAGGTGAAGGCTATGAGGGCTAACGTCTTCATCGCCTCAAAACGAAGTGAGGAGGGGGCCAGGCTCCTCTGGCGCGACGTCCCGGTGGAGACGGCGAAGAGGCTCTGCTCCCTGGAAGAGACCTGCTGGGCGCAGTCCATGCTCGTCTGGGCCCACTGCGACTCCCTCGGCCTCCACCCCGGAGACCCCGTGGTGGACAACGGGTCCTTGGACCATCTTTTGACCGAGGAGGAGCCTGTGCTGGAACGGGCGCGGGTGGGTGCCCGTGGCGGAAAGGAGGAAGGGATGAAGCTGGACGAGTTCTACACCGTCCCCTGCCCTGTGGAGGGGTGCGAGAAGAAGGCCACGGTGCACAGGAGCATGCCTGACGGGTACACGGGCCTGTGCTCGTGCCAGGCGGCGTGGCTCCGGCTGGGCTGGTCCACCACCGCCCACCGCATCCCCTATTTGGTGGTCCCGGAGGAGCCGAAGAGGCGGAGGAGGAGGGGATGAAGACCCTCGGGCGGGCGGAGGAGGCCATCCGGCGGCTCGCGGAGGCGGTGGGGTACTACTGCCCGCCCGAGCTGGTCCTGGAGGCTGAGAAGTGGCTGGACGACCTGCGGGAGGCGCTCAGGGAGGGCGCGGAAGCGAGCCGGGCGCTAGAGGCGTGCCGCGCCCGGGAGCGCCTGTCATCCCAGGAGCGGTTGCGGCTCAAGGAGGCCATTGCCAGAGCGTGGGAGATTCTGGAGCGGGCATGACCCTGGCGGACCTGCTTTTGGCCTACGTTCTCGCCATGCTCACGGGGCTCGCCGTCCTGCTTCGCCCTCGCCGCGAGCCCCTGCCGGAGGGGGCGAGCGTGGGGTTTCTGGTGTTGGTGGGGTTGCTATGGGCGTTGTTTCTCCTCGTACTGAGCCTATGGCGCTAGAGGCCACCCTTCCCTGGCCCCCGAGCGTGAACCACTACTGGGCGACCAGGGGTAAGAGCCGCTACCTCTCCCCCCACGCCCAGCGGTGGCACAAGGAGGCGTGGGCCATCCTGCGCGCCACGTGGCGGGGGAAGCCCATGCGGGGGGAGGTGGCGGTGCTCGTCGTCCTTCATCCCCCGGACCGGAGGAGGCGGGACATGGACAATCTCCTCAAGGCCATCCTGGACGCGCTCGTGCACGCGGGGGTGCTCCAGGACGACTCCCAGGTGGCGGAGCTTCACGCCGTGCGGCGAGAGGCGCGCCGTCCTGGGAGCGTTTGCGTGCGGGTGGAGGCGTTATGACCCCGAAAGAGGCTATAGAGAGGCTGAAACATTGGCCGGAGATGACGGAGCTGGAGAAGCTCCACTGGCTCCGGGTGGCGGTGCAAATCAAGGAGGCCATGATCGTCAGCGGGCTGGCTGGCCGCCCTCTCCCTTGGGAGGATAGTGAGGACTACATCAGGCTCTACGAGGAAATCCTCGCCATTGTCCATGTGGAGGAGCCCGCACTCGTCTTTCGGGCCAGCGGCAATCTCACCCCCGCTGACGGCGAGCTCTGGGAGGTTTGGCGCGAGCTTTCTGCTGACCCTCACGGACTGGGAGGTCCAACCCCTCCCGGCACCGAGGTACCGGCCCAATCGGCGGTTTCCGGTGCCGCCTCACCAAAACCGGGCCCCCAAAAATCAACATCTTGGGGCGATACCGCCCCCACGGGCGCTCGATGGGCCGGGGGTGCCCGGAGAGGGGCGGGAGAGGGAGGTGGTAGTGCCCAGAAGGTGCACCATCAGGTGCCTTGGCGGGAGTGATACCCTGGGGGTATGGAGTGGGGGCTTGACTCCAACCGGGGAAGGTGGTATTGCGCTTGCTCAGTCCTCGCATGTTTTGCCCCTTGCACCCCACCTTGGCTTGGGCCGGCCAAGGTGGGGCTTTTATTTGGGGGAAACCCCTGGGCCTGATAGTATAAGGTAGAGGGGAACGATATGGCCCACGAGCCCAGGGCACCGGAGACCGAACGCCCACCCCCCTGGGAGCGCCAACCCGGGGAGCCGCCCCGGGCCTATGCGGCCTTTTGCATTTACCGGGACCTCCCGCCAGCCGAGCGGTCCGTGCGGGCCGTGGCCGAGCGGTTGGGCATAAAGGGGGCAGCAAAGGGGCAGGTCCCGGGCCACATGCTCCGCTGGAGCACCCGCTGGCGCTGGGTGGAGCGGGCACGGGCTTGGGATGCTGAGCTGGACCGCCAGGCACGGGAGGCCCGGGTGCTGGCGGTTAAGGAGATGCAGGCCCGCCACGCCGCGCAGGCCAGGAAGCTCCAGGAGAAGGCCTTGAAGCGCCTGGAGGGGATGGACCTTAGCGAGATGGGGCCCATGGATGTGCTCCGGTTCATCATCGAGGCCGCAAAACTCGAGCGGCTGGCCCTGGGTGAGCCGGAGACCGTTGGGGCCCAGGAGGTCCGGGCAACGGGCAACGTAATCATCTACTTGCCCGATAACGGGAGGAGACGGAGTGACGGCGGAAGCGAAAGCGATCCGGCCTAACCCTGGACCCCAGGAGGCCTTCCTCTCCTCCCCCGCCGATATTGCCATCTACGGAGGGGCCGCAGGGTCGGGGAAAACGTGGGCCCTCCTTGTGGAGCCCTTGCGGTGGGTCCACCTCCCCAACTTCCGGGCCGTCTTTTTCCGGCGGACCTTCCCCCAGATCACGGAGGCCGGTGGCCCCTGGGACCAGGCCGCCGAGCTCTACCCGCCCACCGGCGCGAGGAGCCGCTACATGGAATGGATATGGCCCTCGGGGGCCCGGGTGGAGTTTCATCACCTCCAGCTGGAAAGCGACGTTCACTCCTACGACGGCGCCCAGATCGCCCTTGAGCTGTGGGATGAGCTGTCACACTTCACCGAGCGCCAGTTTTGGTACCTGCAGAGCCGATTGAGGACCCTGGCCCCGGTGAAGCCGTACCTGAGGGCCACCACCAACCCCACGGACCCGGAGCATTGGCTTTACCGGCTGATCCGGTGGTGGATCGCCGATGACGGCTTCCCCGACCCCTCGAGGGCCGGGAAGATACGGTGGTTTGTGAGGCACGGGGATGAGCTTTTGTGGGCGGACACGCCGGAGGAACTGGAGCGCTACGGGAAGCCCCTTTCTCTGGCCTTTTACCCGGCTCGGCTAGAGCATAACCCCCGCCTTCTTGAGCGTGACCCGGACTACCTCCACCGCCTGCAAAACCTGCCCAGGGTGGAGCGGGAGCGTCTCCTCCTGGGGAACTGGCATGTGCGCCCCGTTTCGGGCCAGTACTTCCGCCGGGAATGGATCCGCTACGGCCCACCCCCTCCGCGGGAAACCCTCCGGATTTACCAGGGGGTGGACCTGGCCATATCCTCACGGCAGGAGGCCGACGCTACGGCCATCGTGACCGTGGGAAGGGACCACGAGGGGCGTGTGTGGGTGCTGGACGCCGTGACTCTACGGGGTCCCTTCCACCAGGTCCTGGAGGCCATCAAGAGCGCCGCGGCCAAGTGGGGCCCTACCCGCATCGCCATTGAGGCCGTGCAGTACCAGGCTGCGGTGGTGCAGGAGCTCATGAGAACTACGTCGTTGCCCGTGTTCCCGGTGAGGCCCGATAAGGACAAGGTTACCCGGGCTTTGCCTCTCTCGGCCCGGTACGAGCAGGGGTTTGTATGGCACTCGCCGAATCTCCCCATGGAGCTAGAGGCCCAGCTTGTAGCCTTCCCTCACGGGACGCATGACGATCTCGTGGACGCCCTTGTGTACGCCTTTATGGCCGAGGCTATGGCCGTTGGACTCAGCCCCGAGGACCAGAGGAGGTTCGCCGCGATATGATGGGGGCGATGGCCAAAACCGCCGAGGAGTGGTTTCAGGCGCTCAGACGTTGGGAAACCCGCACCGTGCGCCTTCCCCGCCCGAGGCCGTGGGCGCCGCGCTCCACCGCCCCCGTCCGCCGCACGGGCATCTGCCCCCTGTGCAGGTCGCCCAAGGCCGAGGAGCATGAAGCGCGCCTAGAGCAGGCCATGCTGGAAGGGGGCGGCGTGCGGCGGGTCATCCGGGAGATCGCCCAGGAGCTCAGGACCACCGTCCGCTGGGTGGAGCGGCACTGGGCGAAGCACATGACGCACGAGCCTCCCACCCCTCTCGTGGGTGAGTGGGTCTATGGCGGCGCGGAGTACGTGCGCACGCCCGTCGGGTGGCTCCCTTCGGGCCGCGTCATGCGGGCCATCCGGGAGAGCCCGCACGCTGACCTCCTCCTGGCTGTGGTCCGGAAAAAGGTGCGGCGGAGAACGCTCCTTGACCGGGGCTACTACCGGGACCAGGAGGCCAGGCGCATCGGTGAGGCGGTGCTGGAGCTGGCCTCGAGGCTCGGGGCACTTGCATCTTCCCGCGGTTAGTGCTAGGTTGGAGCTACAGTAGGCCATTCTGTCTAGGGAGGGGGTGAACCCCTCCCGGAGCTTTTATGCTGACTATTCCAACCGAACTGAGCGTCCCCCTGGAGGTCGTCAGGGCCCAGCTCCAGGCCGTGGGCGAGCGCTTGCGGGAAACGGAGCTGGCCTGGGACATCGCCCTTGGGCTCTATCGCCCCAGCCCGGGGGACATCACGCCCATGCCCACCAGTGAGGTGGGCTTGGAGGCCTTCCGGCGCGCGGTAAAGCGCGTGGGCTCCTACGGCCCGCGCGTCCTGGCGACAATCGTGAACGCCGCCGTGGGAGACGTGAACTGGGGCGGGGACTCCAGGCGCTTGGACCACTACCTCTCCCTGCAGTCCCTCCACACCCTGGCCCGCGCTCTGGCCGAGGACTACCTGGTGGCCGGCGTGGCGGCGGGCTACGTCTACTCCCCGGACGGCGAACGCCCCCGCATCGGGCGCATACGGGGCTACGTGCAGGCGTACCTGGACCCTGACGACTCGGACCGGGTCCTCGGCCTCTACCAGGCGGCCCGGGCGGTGGAGGCGACCCCGAGGCCCACGCCCGTCTACAGGGTGCGGGTGTGGGACCTTGAGGCTCGCGAGGCCCTAGTCTGGACCCGGCTCAATGACCCCACGGCGCTCGCCCGGTCCCCTGACCGGGTTGTGCAGGGGGTGCGTCCCCGCTTCCGCTTCTATGCTCACGAGGACGGCATTCCGCTCTCGCCGTTCATCCAGAACCTCCCTCTCTTCCTGGATCTCGTCGCCTCTGACCTCTACCTCGCCAGAGTAGAGGAGCTCGCCGCGTACCCGATCCCGGTGTTTGACCGCGAGACCAAACCCCAGCACATCGGCCCCGGCCTCCCCATTCAGGGTGAGTTCCGGTGGGAGCGCCCTGGGGATTTGGGGGAGCTCCGCGCCCAGCGGCAGGTGAAGCTGGAACGCCTTCGTGACGCCTTCGCCCTCCCCGGCGGCTTCCTCGGGAACGACTCCCCGAGCGGCGAGGCTCTTCGGGAAGCCAACGTGCGCTTCTACCAGCAGGCCCAGGGCATCGCGGCCACTCTCTCCGAACTCCTCACCGAGCTCGTGGCCGATTTTGCCCGAGCTCTAGGAGAGGAGCCCGTGCCCGTGGTGGTGAGCCCGAGCCAGGCCGGGAAAGACGCGGAAAAGCTCCAGACCATCACCCTCCTCTACGAAAAGGGGCTCATCCCTCTCAGGGTGGCCGCGCGGGAGCTCCAGCCTCTCCTCCCCACCTGGTCGGACGAGGAGCTGGAGGAATGGGTGCGCCGTCAGGAGGGCATCGCCACACCTCAGGTGGTGGCCCGGCTCCTGGGGGGTGAAGCATGACCCTGGAAAAGCTCGGCAAAATCCTGGACCGGGAGATAGAGCGCCTTCGCCGGAAGGGGCGAGTCAAAGTGGCCGAACGTCTACTGGACATGGTCCGCAAAGGCGAGTTCCAGGCGCTTCGCTCCTGGGCCGCCTCTGGCCACCTCGGGGCCCAGCTCAAGGCGTGGGCGCTCCACGCCACCTGGCTGGACCTCCCCATCCTCCCGCCCCTCGAGGTCCAGGGCCTCATCACCGAGCGCGCCGTGGCCTTCGCGGAGGACGTGGTGGCCAGGGTCAGCGCCGTCTACGGCTCTGGTCAGCCCCCCCTCTCCCCGAGGCTCTACGTGGACCTCGTGGCGGACGTGGCCGTGAGGCGTGGATGGGGCGAGGGAGCTGAGACCGCTGCGAAGGAAGCGGGGGCCCGGTGGAAAACATGGGTGCGCGTGTACCCCGTCAGGCACCCTAGGGACTGGCACACTGCTCTGGAGGGCAAGACCATCCCCGAGAAGGCTAAGTTCGTCCTCCCTGGCGGCCCCAACGTGGGGAGAAAGGTGGACGCGCCCCACGACTGGGACAGCGTGCCCGACCCCGCCGAGTGGATAAATTGTGGCCACGCCGTCATCTACACGCCCCACGCCACGTGGAAGGAGGTGCTCCGTGGCTGAGCCTAAGGTCAAAGTCCCCGCCACCGCCACCCGGAAAGAGCGCGAGGAGGTTCCGGCGCACGTCTTCCTCCTCCCCTCCGAACGTAAGTTCCCTTACAAGCGCTACAAGAACGGGGAGTGGGTCATCTCCTGCGCTGACCTTCGGGACGCCATCCGGCTAGCGGCTATCCACGGCTACAAGAGCGTGGAGGCGAAAGCTAGGAAGCTCTACGAGGAGCACTGCAAGGGTGAGTAGCTAGGCCACAACGGGGCCAGGAGCCCTGTGGCAATGACCCCCGGGGAACCGGGGGTTTCGCTTTGGAGGGAGCATGAACGAGGAGAAGGACCCCATCCAGGAGATGGGAGCGCAGGTGGCCCAAGCTGGAGCCGCGCCTCAGAAAGGCGCAGTCCAGCAGGGCGAGGCCAGTCCGAAGCAGGAGCTTCCTCAGGACCCCACCCAGGAGGTGGAGCGCCTGCGGAAGGAGCTGGAGCGTGTCCGCAAAGAGGCCGCCGAGCGTCGCGTGGCCTCCAAAACCCTGGAGGAGCGCCTGGCCGAGCTGGAGCGGGCGTGGCGGCAGGCCCAGGAGCGGGCCATGCTCGCCGAGGCCAGGGTGGTCCTGAGCGCGAAGCTCGGGGACCCCGTGGCCGCCGAGGCCGCTCTGAAGCTCGCCCGGACGGACGGCCTTCTCCGGGAGACGGAGGACGGCGTGGAGGTGGATGTAGACGCGCTTCTCCAGCGCTACCCCATCCTGCGGAAGACGAGCGCGCCCCAGGACTCTGGGGCGAACCCAGCCGGCCTCAGGCGAGAGGTTGAGCCGAGGACCCTGGCTGAGGCCATCAAGCAAAAGCTGCAAGGAGGTAGGTAATGCCGCTGACTCTAGCTGAATACAAGTCGGAGATGGTGGACGTGGTCTCCAAGGCGGTGGTGGACGAGATCCGCAGGTCTAGCTACATCCTGGACAACCTCCCCTTTGACGACACCGCTTACCCGGACGCTAGCGGGTACGGTTGGGTTTACCGCTACCACCGCATCGTCACCCCGGCCACCGCGTCCACCCGCGCGGTCAACACGGAGTACACCCCTCAGGAGGCCAAGACCCGGGCGTTCTTCGTCCAGCTCGCTATCTTAGGGGGGGCCTTTGAGGTAGACCGCACGCAGATCAACACCAGCGTCTTTGGGGACCGCCTGGCTTTCCAGCTGGAGCAGAAGATCAAGGCGGTCCGCGACCTCTTCAATCGCCTCTTCATTAAGGGCGATATCGGAGTAGACGCCAACGCCTTTGACGGCCTTGACAAGGCGCTGGTGGGGACTGCTACTGAGCACAGGGCAGGCAGTGTAGTGGACCTCTCCACTTCCACGGCTCTAGACAACAACTACAAGACCTTTCTGGACGAGTTTGAGCTGTGGCTGTCGTCCCTGAACGGCAGGCCGTCCGCCATCCTGGGCAACCGCCTCTCCATCGCCAAAATCCGTGCGGTGGCCCGCCGCTCTGGGTACCACTCCCTGTCCGAGGACGCGTTTGGCCGACCGGTGGACACCTACGCAGGCATCCCCCTCATTGACCTCGGGGAGTACGGGGCCGTGAACAGCTACGTCATCCCCGTGCAGACCCGCACCATCGGGGGTACCCCCACGAGCGGCCTGACGGACATCTACGCCGTGCGCTTCGGCATGGACGGCGTGCATGGCATCGCTCCTCAGGACCGCCAGGTGTTTATCCGCGCTTACCTCCCGGACCTCACCCAGCCGGGGGCCGTGAAAAAGGGCGAGGTGGAGATGTTAGCCGCCATCGCCTTAAAGACGACCAGGGCCGCCGGGGTGTTCCGCAACGTGAAGGTCCTCTAAGGTCCCCTAGGAGGTGCCATGAAGATCCTCGCGCCGAATAGAGAGTACTCGGGGGTTACAGCGGGGCTCACCTTCGTTGACGGTGTGGCCGTGGCGGACGAGCTTCCCGAGCACATCGTGGACTGGTTCCGCAATAACGGCTACGAGGTCCTGGAGGACGAGGAGCCCGAGGAGGAGCCCGAGGAGAAGCTCGAGGAGAAGCGCAAGCGGAGGTAGCCATGGCCCGCACCTACACCCCGGCGGACCTCATCCCCCATGACCCCACCTCCCTGACCTGGGCGCTCGCCTGGGCGAGGAGGTTCGCCGGGGACGTCCCCACCGAGGGCGGGGCGTGGGCGCCCTCCTCCTTGGAGGACGAGGAGTGGGCGGCCTGGCTGGCGGCCACCGCCGCGAGCGTGGACGGCACCACCTACTACCGCCCCCACGAGGCCGCCGCCCGAGCGGTGGAGTCCGACCCGCGCCGCCTCCTCTCCCTCTCCCTGGCCGGTGTCTCCCAGCAGTACCGGGACCCCTCCGTTGTGGCGGCCCAGATCCGCGCCGCCGGAGGGTGGGTGGACGAGCTCATCCGCAAGGCGAGCGGGGCTAGCCCCGTGGAGGAGCTGTGGCCGGTGTTCTAGCTCGGCTCAATGGTCCCCGAGGCCCGGTGAGCGGCCTCCTCTCCGAGCCCCGTCCTGGCCTGGCCGAGGCCATGTTGGGCCTGGCTCCGAGGATGCGCCTGGTCACGAACGGGGACGTGCGGGAGGGGGACCTTCTCACCGGACCCGCCGGGGAGCAGTACCAGGTGGCTCGGGTCTGGCCCACAGAGGCGGGGCTCGTGGTGGAGCTCGCGAGGACGGCATGAAAGAGTTTGACCTCTTCACCCAAATCCCGGAGAACCTCTACGCCGCGGCCAACGCCGCCTTTCGGCGCATGGTGGACGATGTAGTGGCCCGGGCAAAAGAGAACGTGAGCCTGGGCCGTCCTGGACTCATCCCGAGGACCGGGAAGCTCCGGGAGTCCATCAAGAAGGGCCCCTACAAGCAGCTCACCCCCGGCTCCTACGGCGAGCAACGCGTCTACTCCAACCTCATCTACGCCCCCGTGCACGAGTACGGGGCGGTCATCCGGCCCAAGCGCGGGCCCTACCTGGTCTTCCGCCTGTGGAACTTCTCCGACACCGACGCTCCCACCGGTCCCTGGAGGAGGGCTCGCCAGGTGGTCATCCCCGCTCGCCCCTATCTCGGGCCCGCCGCCAGAGACACCGCCGCCCACTGGCCCCAGTACCTGGAGGAGGCTATGCGCTACATCCTGGAGAGGCTTAAATGACCACCCGCCAGATGCTGGAGACCCTTCAGGCTAGCCTCGGGGCTCGCCTCCCCGGCTGGACCGTCTACCCCTACCCCGTCCCCACCGCCGCCCATCGCCAGGCCACCCTCGCCGTTCTTCAGGCCACGGCTACCCCGTTCCGCCTCGCCGGGCCTGGTGTGCAAGGAAGCGTCCTTGCTGTCCTCACCGTCTCCACTACGGACGGAGCCTACTACGAGCTCATGGACGCTCTGGACGCCGCTATCCTCGCCGTCTACGACGCCCACCCTCTTCTTCTTGCGGGCGGCGTGGAACTCATGGAGCCCGGCGTGCCAGAGGTGAGCGTTCGGGTCCACGGCGAGGAGACGGGGGCCAGCTACTGGCGGCTGGATTTCTCCATCCCGTACAGGAGGAAGTTGTGAAAAAGGTGAAGGTCATCATACTGGCTCCCGTCTACGTCCCGGGCTACGGGTGCGTGGACGTTGGAGAGCACGCTCTCCCCGAGGAGGTGGCCCGCCTCCTGGTGGAGCGGGAGTTCGCCGTCTACCCCGATGAGGAGGAAGGCGGCAAGAAGGGCGAGAAAGGAGAGAAGTAATGCCACTGAACCTCGGATATGCAGGACTTGGGAAGGAGACTACTGCCGGAACCGGTGTGGCCCCGACCATCTTCTTCCTGCTCCAAGAGGTCCCCCAGGTGCGGGCCGTGGCCTCGTTCGCCGAAGTCCCCGCCCTGGACGCCCTAGGCACGGCCATCGTGGTGCCCACCCAGCGCTACGCGGAGGCAGACCTCAGCGTGGTGGTGACGCCCAGGGCCATCGGAGCGCTCCTGGCGGCGCTTCTTGGCGCTCCAGCCACTACCGGGAGCGCCCCCAACTATACCCACACCTTCACCCCGAAGACCAGCTACCCCAGCTACACCCTGGAAGTCCAGGACGGCGTAGCGGTCCACCGAGCCGTGGGCGCGCAGGTGACGGAGCTCACCCTTCGCCACTCCACGGATGGATACCTCCAGGCCCAGGCTCGCCTTGTGGGCATGGACCGCACTACCACGGGGACGCCCGCCACGCCTACCTACGAGTCTCAGGTGTTCACCGTGGGCCAGGTGACCGTGAGCGTGGGCGGATCTCCCGTAACCGCGAGAGCCACCAACGTGGAGGCCACTATCTCTGTCCCTAAAGATCCGTTCCAGGCACTGGACAAGATTCCCGCAAGCGCCGTCTACCCCCAGGGAACCGCTGAAGTCACGGCTCAACTGGAACTTCTCTTTGACACTGCGTTGGACGCAAACCGTCTGGCCGATTTTCTCGCGGCCACCACGCGGGCAGTGAGCCTGGCCTGGGCGATTGACGCGAACACCTCTCTCACCCTGGCGTTTAATGCGTATCTCACCGAGGATCCCTTTGTGAAAGCCAATAGGGATACGGGCATGGCTAGGACCCGCCTCGCCCTCAAGGCCATCAGGACTGGTTCTAACCTCCTCACCGTCACTCTGAAGAACTCCCAAGCGAGCTACTGAGGTGGAACGCGCGACCATCACACTACAACGAAAGGGGCAGGAGATCCTCGTGGACATCCGCCCCGTTACCCAGGCGGCGCTGGCCGAGGTCCTTGCGACCTCGGCCACGCCTTCGGTTTTCGCGGAGAGCGTGACCCGCGACAGCCCCCAAGCCATTGCGCAGGGCATCCAGTTCCTCAGGGGCTTCGTGGTGGCGGGGACGGTGCGTGTCCGAGCGAACGGGCGCACCTACCGACTGGCCTTGGAGGTGGACCCAGACCGGGACGACGTGCTCACTCCCGAGGACCTGGAGGAGCCCGGTCTGGCTGGCGGGAACCCCTTCAAGAACACCATGACCCTAGCCCGGGCTATCGCTGAGTTGAGCGGTATGCCCGAACTGTTTCGCTCCTCCGGAGAAGAAGGCTCAACATCGGAAAACAGTAACTGAGCTGGCTCCAGCTCTGCATTACCTGGCAAAGACCTACGGCGTGGACCCCTGGACTATCTACCACGAGTGGCCTGTGGGGCGGCTGGACTTCAACCTATACGTCTTACGAGTCGGGCTGGAGGAGGAGCGGAGAGCGCACGAACAGGCCATGAGGAGGGCTAAGTGAGCGGGAATCTGGTCGAGGTTATCCTTCGTCTACGGGACGAAGCCAGCGGGGCCTTGCGTCAGGTGGCTCAGTCCGCCGAAGAAGCCCGGGCGCGCATCGGCTCCCTCAGCGACGGCCTCAGCCAGATTTCCCGTGGGCTCACGGGTCTCGGCAACTCCCTGGGGGCCATCCTAGGAAGCGCCGGGCTTACCTACGCGCTCAAAAGCGCCGCGGACGCGGCCTTTGAGGCGCAGACGGGGATGCAGGTCTTGGCCCGCACCGCCGCCATGGCGGGCGTGGACTTCAACGAGCTCCGCTCCATCCTAGATCCACTTCTTAAGAGCCTCGGAGTGCTCCCGGAGCAGGCGACTCAGGCCACAGCCCAGCTCCTCCGGGCGGGGTTCAGCGTGGAGCAGATAGCCGCCGCGTTCCAGGCCGGTGCCGCCTCCGCCCTGTTAGCGGGCAGATCGGCTGCCGAGGGCATCAACAATGTCGCCATGGCCCTCGCCACGGGCCAGTCTATCTACCTGAACTACATCGGAATCGCCGAGAACATTGGGCCCGTCCTCCAGGAAGTAGCCTCTTCCATGCAGGGGGCTTCGGAGGAGGCTATCCGCCAGGCTCAGAATCAGGCCGCCCTAAACGTAATCCTGAATGCCACCAAGAACGAAGTCGCCTCCTTGCCAGACCTCCTCGGGGGCTACGCCGGAGCGCAGAACCGCCTGAATCAGTCCCTCTACGAAGCCCAGAAGGCCATTGGCGAGGCGGTTCTGCCGTACCTCACAGCTCTCATAGAGCTGGTGAACGAGGCGGTTCAGGCTTTCAACGACTTGGACCCGGAGATCAAGCGCCTCATCAGCACCGGGGCGGTAGCCGCTGGAGGCGTCCTGGGTCTCGCCACGGCTATCGGGCTTCTCCTTCCCGTCATCAACAACGTTAAGCTGGTCCTGGGGGGGCTGAAGACCTCTCTCCTCGCCCTCGCCACCAACCCCATCACCCTAGTCGTCGCCGGAGCCGCCGCCATCGCCGTAGCGTGGGCTCGCTCCGCGGACACGGCGGACGAGACCCGCAGACGCTGGGCTCTTCTCGCCCAGGCCGCCATCGGCCTCTACGACATCCTCAAGGGCGTGGTCCAGTCTATCGCCGGACTTTTCTCCAGTGTGGGCCAGCTATTCTCCACCATCGCCGCCGCGTTCTCCAAGGTTCTCAAGGGCGACTTCGTGGGGGCCTGGCAGGAGGTCCAGCGCGGTATCAACCTAGAGGTCTTCGCCGCCAAGTTTGAAGCGGCGAACCGCTCGCTTACCGAGGGCTGGCGGAACCTCTCCAGTACCGTGCGCGGAGAGGTCCTAGACAGCACAAATCAGGTTCTGGAGAAGTTCCAGGGCTTCGTGGACCGGGTCCAGGGAACGGCCAAAGCCACGGAGAGTCTAACAGCCAAGCTTTTTGATTACTCCCGCGCTGTGGGCCAAGCGGCGGGTACCAGCGAGAAAAAAGAGAAGGTCACCAAGAGCCTCACGGACGCCCTGGACGTCCTCAAGAAGCGCTATGAGCTGGGCCAGCTCTCTCTGGACCAGTACCTGGCTGGCCTCCGTGGCCTCTTGGGCCAATGGGAGATCCACCTGCAGGGGCTCAAGGAAGGCACGGATGAGTGGAAGCGCTACGCGGATGCTGTCCTCGCCGCCAGACGGGCCATAGCGGACGCTACCGCCGCCGCCTCCCGCATGACTCGCACCGAGCAGGAGCGGCGGGCCCCCAGGGACTGGTCCAGCGTTATGACCGGGCCCGAGGTAGTAGGCGTGGAAGGGTGGCGGGACGCCATCCTGGACACCCTCCGTCTGGGCTCCACGGCCTACGGCCAGCTCATGGACCAAATCTCTGTCCTGGAAGCCCGCCTTGCCCGCGGCGGCCTCTCTCAGTGGGCGGAGAGGGAGCTTCGGGCTCTTCTGGATATCGCTAAGAAGACGGCGGAAGATTGGAAAGGTGAGATTGAAGCCGCCATAGAGCGGGAGCAGGATGACATGGTGGCCAAGGCTCGGGCCCTCGGTGAAAGCGTAGGCGAGGCGATAGCTGAGGGCATAGCCGAGGGCTTCTCCTCCACCCAAAACGCCCTCGCCCAGCGCATCCAGGAGGAGTTGGAGTCCCTGAAGCTGGACATCCCTGGTGGCCTCCTCAGCCAGCTGGAGGAGGACCTCGCGGCGGTCCGAGCCGCCGTACTCACGGGAGTTGTCCCCAAGTCCGACCTCCCACAGCTCCTCTCCGACATCGCCGACCGGGCAGAAACGATGGCCCGGAGCCTCTACGAGGCCGGGGAGCTGAGCGCCTCGGCTTTCTTGCAAGTCTGGGAGCGGATAAAGCGCGTGCGGGAGGAGGTGGGGGCACTCTCCCAATCCCCCGCCCTGCCAGAGTCGGAGACCTCCTCTGGCTTTCTCCTCTTTCTCCAGGGCATCCCCAGCGAGGCCGAGGCGGCCCTTCAGACGGTGCGGGATCTGACCTATGTGATGGGGCCAAACGAGCTAGGAGAGGTCATAGAGGCCAACATCACCTACCTGCAAGAGCTCCAGGCCCAGGTGCCCCCTACCACCCGGGAGTATCAAATCCTCTCCGATGCCATCGGCGAGCTCCGGGTGATGTACCTGAACCTCTTCCCTACCGTCCAAAGCGCCGGGGAGGAGATACAGGCCCAGGCCGAGGACTACTACGACGTGGTGGGCGGGGCCAGCGCCTACGCCGAGGAGGTTCGCAACCTCCTAGACCAGCTTCGGGAAGGGACGCTCTCTCAGGAGCAGTTCAACGAGGCCCTGGCCCGGCTGAGAGAGGACCTGGCAATCATCCTCCCAGTGTGGGAGGCCTGGCTCAAATCCCAGGAGGAGGCCGGGGTCAACACGGAGGAGGCGCGCAAGGCTCTAGCCCAGCTCCAGAAGGTCCTGGCAAATGTGGGGGTGGAGGTTCAGGAGGCCTCCCGCCAACGGCTGAGCGCGTGGGCGAGCGGTCTGGCTCGGGATATTCAGACCGCCGCCGATGCCATATTCGGCCTTATGGGCGCTTTCTCGGCTCCAAGCTTCGGGCAAGGTCTAGCCACATTTGCCAGAGGAGTGTGGGGGATCGTCTCCCTCATCCCCGGGCTCGGGCCCGCAGTCGGAAGCCTCGTGTCCACCGTGGGAGGAATACTTGGGTCCGTGGTGGACGGCATCCTGAACATGTTTGACTCCGGCTGGGGGAAGGTCCAGGAGCGCATCCGCCAGGCCGCCGGCCGCTTCAAGCTCATCTCCAGTGAGGCTTTCCAGGGCGCTGTGGAGGCTTATCAGGAGTCCTACCTATTTGGCCTCATCCGAGTCACGAAATACCGCATTAACGAGGCCCTGATAGAGTCCATGCAGGCCATCGCGGGAGCGCTGGAAGGAGGGGTCCTCTCCGGAGTTCGGAACGCCGCCCGGGCTTTCATGGAGGGAGCAGCGAACTGGGCTGAAGCGCTCAGGACGGGCATCCGTGAGGCCATCGCGAACGCCGTCATAGAGGCAGTAATCCAGGGTGCCGTCATCAAGGGGGCCCTCGGCAAACTGCTGGACGAACTTACTGCCCTCCTGGCAGAGGGGGACTACGCGGGAGCCCGGGCAGTAGCCGAGCGCATCATGGCGGCCATCCCTGCGGTACAAGCGGGCCTTGAGAACGTGCTGGCCCCGTTCCGCGGATTCCTGGGCGGTGGGGGTGGTGTGGCTGGAGGAGGGACCCAGGCTATCCGCTACGAACTCCCCACGGTCACCATGGCTTCTCCTTCCTGGGTGAGCGAAATGGGGGACCACGTGGCCGAGTTTGGAGCGTGGGTGAGGGAGCTGACAGAGCGAGGCGTGCGAGTACGCGTGGAGCGCGAGTCCTGGTCTGTCCTCGCGGCGGCCATAGGAGGTTAGCATGGGCTGGACCCTTCGCATCTACACCCCCACCGGAGGCCCGCACGTGAGTGGGTCCCTCATCGCCGAGTACACGGAGTACTCCCCAGGGGGCATCGTGGATGGATTTCGTTGGTCCCGCGCCCCACACGGGGACTGCCTCCAGATGGAGTTCGCCGCCGTCCCCAAGCTCGTGAACATCCCGCCCAGGGCCATCGTCCACTTTCTGGTGGATGGGGCGTCAGCATTCTATGGGTTCGTGGCCCGCGGCTGGCCGGCGGGGGATAGCCGAGTGCGGCGCTATCTGGTCATGGGGGCTAGCTACCTCCTGCGATACCGCGTGGGGTCAGCCATTTATAATGCCGCAGCAGATACTGGAGCTATCGTCAGGGACCTCATTTCGCAATACAGGCACCCCGCTATCCGATATGACCCTGGTCTAATCCCTAAAACGGGGTATGTGCTACAGAAGCTGGAGGCCCGGTGGATAGATCTGCACAAACTCTTCTCGGACCTGGCCGCTGCCACACCGGGCATATCGTGGGGCGTGGACGCCGACGGGCGCTTCTACTTCCGGTCCGTATCGTCCGTGGCTGCCGTCCGATATGAAGATGGGATACATGATGCGCTTCCCATAGAGGCCATGGAGGTTTGGGATGAGGTCATCCTGCTAGCCCCACCCGAACTAGCTATCGGATCGTACAAGTACAATACAGGAGCTGGGTATGGTGCCCAGAAGGTCTTCCTAGTCGGCGCAGAGCTGATGAGTGATAGTAGCTACGGCATAGCTGAAACGGATCTGGTGCAACTAGAGAACTCGCCCCTGTGTACAACAAACCGAGGGGGATCATGGTTCTCCTGCACGCAAGTCACCGCCAGAGGGTACATCAACGACAGGAACCCCAACACCGGCGTCAGGAAAAGCTGGGCCGTTGTTCGGAGCTACCCCATCCCACAGAGAGTGCCTGCGGCCTACCTGGACGCCGTAGTGGTGAGCGGGTGCGGTCTGCTGGCATCAGTTGTGAAGGTGGATGGGGCTGTAGAGATTGTGAATCTCGGGAATCAACACCAGGGGTGGGTGCAATGGCCTCAATCCCTGAAAGATGTGCTCATCACAAAAGTGTTTTTGCAACCCAACTATTGTTATGGGGGGGGCTCAAACGACTATGCGCTCTATGAGGCAGGCTTTACCTACTGGGACACCGCAGCAGCCTCGCGAGTAGCGCAAGCCCTGACTCGCACTCCTTACATTTCCCCGAGCCAGGTGGAGGTGGCCGGGTACGTGGCTCCGGCCACCACCCTCACCCTCCTGGGCGCCCCGGGCGGGGACGTAAGCGCCCCGGTAGCCGAACTGGAGTATGGGTACACCATTGAGCGGGGACTCAGGACGATCATCCGCATAGGGACCACGCTGGGAGAGGCGGACCCTACCAGTAGCGCCATCCGCATTGCCGCCTCTTTGCTGGATAACGCGACGGTAACAAGCGTGAGGAAATATGTAGGAGGTTGAGGTGCTGACCCTGGTCTACTCTGGCGGCTCTATGCCCCTCACGCCGAAGGCCGAGCCCACCATGGCGCAGGAGTGGGCGCTGACTCTTGAGGGCCGCGCCGTAGTGGGGGACCGAAACTGGAAGCCCACCAACCTGCGAGTGCCGTGCGTCTACGTTGCCACGAGCCCCGACCCCACCGCGGCGCACGAAGAGCTCCAGGCTCACCTCCTTTCGCTTTACCCCGCTATCCGCCAGGCGGTGCGGCTGGACATGGTGGTGGGCGGGAACACGTACACACGCGTCCTGCGTCCGGGCGGAGCTCTTCTGGTGAAGAGGTACGCAGTCAACCGGGTGGAGTACGACTTGGAACTCCTCCCGGCGGAGGACTGTTGGAGAGATTCCGGGAACAGCCCGGTTTGGGGGTGGTTCTGATGCCGTATTACTTTCGGAGAACAGACGGGAGCCAGGTTTACGCCTCTTTCACCGAGCTGGGCGAAGTTCTTTCTTACCGGGTGGACGCCCATCTCATGCGGGGGCCAGACACTACCACATGGGTAGCAGTTGGAGACGGTCTCCCGATGCCCGTGGAGGCGAACATCAGCCGCTTTTACACCGCTTCCACCGCCCCAGAGGTCCTCTCGGCTCTCTCCTCACTGAGGGTTGAACTAGGCGTGAACTCGGACGGCGTAGTGGGGGTAGGCTACGAAAGCCCCTTGGGGGCGTCTGGCACCCTGGAGTGGGAGCGCCCTGTCCTGGCGGTGCGGGCGCTGGAAGTGCGGGAGGGAGGTGCCCGGTACGTCGTTGTGCGGATGCGGTTTGTGGTAGGAGGGCAGATCATCCGGTTATCCCGGTGGTCCACAGGGAGTGATGAGATTGTGGACGACACGGGAGCCCATATAGTTTTTGCGGAGGAGGCTTGACATGGCGACGAAGCGGATTAGAGACTTGCCGAGCAACACGCCCACGCCCGGCGATGTTGTGGCCGTGGACCGCCCCGGTGGTGGGACGTTTCGGATTCCGTTGGGGCAGGCAGGCGGCATCCCCTTCCTGGACGTCGCTGGGGCGCTCGCTGCCAGCGACGCGCACCTAAATAGGGGGTCTGTGACCAGCGCCGTAGACTGGAACACCCTCACCAATGCGGGTACATATGAGATAGCGAGCGGGGCCTTCGGCACCGGCAGCGCCAACACGCCGCCCGCCGTGACCAAGCAGGGGCACCTGCTGGTTCTCAAAACATCGGGGGCCACCACCCAGGTGTACGTCCCCAAGGGCAACGACCCTGGCATCTATTGGCGGCAGTACGCCGGGGGCACCTGGTCTTCCTGGGCCACGGCCGGTGTGATGTATGGGTCCAACTCTAACGGCTCCTACATTCGGTTTGCGGATGGGTCCCAAATCTGCTGGGGGGTAAACGTTGGCGCTGGTCCAGACCCTCAGACCATCATCTACCCTGCGGCGTTTGTGTCGCCCCCGGCGGTGGTGGTAAACCTATCTGAATGGCCACCTGGGCATATCTCCGTGGATTCCCAATGGGGGTATGGCACTACCCAACAGAGGTTCCGGAAATACTACGCAGACGGGACTGTGTACGCCAGTACTGCGTACCGGTTCAACTACATCGCCATCGGGAGGTGGAAATGATTCGGGTTCGGTACATCCCACAGGTAGGGCTGCCCGGCCATACCCTGCGCTATAGCTGGACCGGGAGGGTCCTCACCACCACCCTATACCGGGGTGAGGAGGAGGTGGGCCAGGAGGTCTACGACCTCTCTGCCCTCCAGCCTGGGGACGAGGTGGCAGGGGTGGAGCCTGAGACGCTCCAGTTCTCCCCTCTCATCTCTGCCCGGTGCGCCGAGGACAGGACGCTGGAGGTGGTCCTCCTCCGCTGGTATGAGGGGGTTGAGCCCCCTGAGTTGGGCGAGGAGGTGCTGGATGGCTAGACTAAAAATCAAAACCCACCAGGACCGCATCCGGGAGGCCTGGGCGGCCTTTCGGACCGAGCGGGACCGCCGCCTGGCGGAGACGGACTGGGTGGTGGCCAGGGCCTACGAGCGGGGCGAGCCCGTGCCAGAGGCCTGGGCGGCCTACCGGCAAGCCCTCCGGGACCTCCCGGCACACCTCACGGACGAGCAGGTTCTGGCCGGGGATATCCTGTGGCCGGAGCCTCCTGGGGGGGCTTCATGAGCTTCCAGACCGCCCTCGCCCACATCCTCCGCTGGGAGGGTGGATATTCCGAGCACCCCGCCGACCCCGGGGGTGCCACCAACTACGGCATCACCCAGGCCACCTATGACGCCTGGAGGCGCTCCCGGGGCCTCCCCACCCGCTCGGTGCGGGAGATTGCCCGGGAGGAGGTGGAGGCCATCTATCTGGAGCGGTACTGGACCCCCTCGGGGGCTCTGGAATGGGACCAGAGGGGCCACCCCGGCATCGCCCTCTATGTGTTTGACTCCGCGGTCCAGCACGGGGTGCGGCGGGCCAAGGACCTCGTGAAGGCCGTAGGGGAGGGGGTTCTGGATAACTACCCCATTCAAGGCCTCGGGTTCCTCCATCGGGAGCGGGTGGAGTTTTACCTCAGGCTGGAGACCTTCCCCACGTTTGGCCGCGGCTGGATGCGCCGGGTAGCCGACATCCTGGCCCAGGCTCTTTTGGCGGAGATAGCTAACGGGCAGCTGGGGGTCAAAAGGCTCGACCTGAACGGGCAAAACTACGAGGTGGAAATCGCCCGGATGGTGGGTGATAAGCTGTTCGTCAGGACGAATGGGGAAAAATGAGGACCATAGTAGCGGTGACGGCGGTTCTTGGGGTGGCTCTGGCTCAGGAGGGGAGCATCCCCACGGACATTAGACAGTGGTTTGCCTCCACGGCGTCCCTGGCGGCGGTGGTGGCCGCCCTGGTAGCCCTGGTGAGGAAGCACATCCTGCGGACGCTGGACGGGCTCGCCGTGGTGGTACTGAGCCTCGTGCTGGGCGTGGGGCTGGCCTATGTGGGGAAACTGATGGGCTACCTGGGCGGGGACTGGCTCCTGTTTGGCCTCTCTGCCGGGCTCATGGCCTCCGGGGGGTTAGACCTCCTCCGGAGCGTGGCACGGGGGAGCGGCGATGCGAAGGGCGATACTGGTACTGACGCTAGCCGTAGCCGTCTCCGGTAGCGCCCTGGCGGGTGGCCGTGCGGCGTGCCGGGTGGTCTACGGGCCGCCCCTCTGGGCGGTCTGCTACACCGAGCAGGTCGTCTGGGCTCAGGGCCCGCTGGAGGTTGCTTTGGGGGTGGAAGGCCGCACCTGGCCTGAAGCGCAGGTAGCCCCGTACACCCTCCTAGGGCTCTACCTGGAGAGGTGGTGGGCCACGCTAGAGGTGGCCCGCCCCCTCCTCGGGGCCTCGCCATGGCGGTGGGCCATCGGCGTGGGGACGCGCTGGTAAGAGGGCACATGTGGAAAAGGAGAAATACACGGAGTACGTCCTACTTAGCTTCACCACCCTGGCCGGGGTGGGGTTTTTCATCCGGTCCCTCCTCACCGGGGAGGACATTCCGCAGGGCTGGGCGCTTCTCATCGGGAGTGTGTGGGGGGCTCTCCTCGGGGTGCGCGAGATCCTCAAGCGGAAAGGAGGTGAGGGATGAGCGAGGTTGACGCCCTCCTCCTCCTCGGGGTGGAGCTCTCCCGCGCCATCATCACCGCTTACTCCGTCTACGCCATCGTGCTCATCCTGGGCGGTTTTCTGGCCCGCCTCCCCACCCGGTGGGAAGAGCGGGTGGAGGCGCTGGGGGGGAGCTTCTACCTGGCCGGGGTCATCCTCTGGCGGTACTACGCAGGTGGAGACGCGTATGACCTGGACCTCTTCCTTCGCGCCTCAGGCATGGCCCTATTGGTCCTCCCCAGGCTGGTCCGGGTAGTCCTCAGAGAGTACGGAGGTGGGAGATGA